TTAGAATTTGCGTTGTCTTGTTTTGTTTGCTCTGTTTAATGTGCCAACTAGGTTGTCACCGCTAATGCTAAAGGTAACATTTCCGCCTAGCATATTTTGCAATTTGTTCAAAGGTGCAATTACTTCAGGGTTAGTTCGTGCGCCTGTGTATTCCCCAACAAGAGCAGCAGTAGGACCTGAAACAATACCACCGTTTGCAAATGGTTTTAATCCGCCAATTCCAGCCATTGAACCACCTTTTAACAATGCTCCAAAACCAGTCTTGGCTCCAGCTTCTAATCCTTTAGAAACTAATAATCCACCTGTTAAAATGTTTAATGTTACTGCCGCTGCAATAGCTGCAACAAATCGAATAATTAAAGCCTTTAAAGAGTCCATTATGCCTTGAAATATAGCTTTACCCCCTTCACCTAGCTGACTAATTGTTTGTGCAAACATATCGCCAACAAATAAAGCAGCATTCATATTTTGAGCAACTAAAGCAGTTTCATAAGCCATCTGCGTTTGTGCATCCTTAGCCGCATTCATTCTTATAATTGCATCCTCGGGAATAATAATCCCCTGCATTGATGCGCCAATCTGCTTATTAAGTGCCAAAATCCTTTGCCCAGCGTTCTCCATTATCTTTTGGCGCTCGGCATCAGCATTTCTATTTGTATCTAAATTTCTTTGACCAAATGGGTCTCTGTCAGCTAATTGGTAAGTAGTTTTTACGTGCTTTTCATACTCCTCAGATTCTTTACGAAGCTGCTTAATTCTCTCATCGTGCGCTTTTTTAGCCGCCTCTGCTTTCTTCTTAATATCCTCTAACTCTTCTTTTGTTTTAATAGAGGAAATAGCCGCAGTTTCTTTTAATTTAAGCTGATAATTTCCTAGTTCGTCAATTATTTTCCACAACTCCCCAACAGTCATTGTTCCATTTGCCAATGCCGTCTTTGATAATCCACGATAAGACTCAGTTACTGAATTAATTGCCTTATCAATAATTTCATTATTGCTTAGTGCAGGGTAAATTTCTTTGTAACGCTTAATAAGGGCATCGACTTCTTGAAAAGTCTCATTTAAATTGCCGCTAAATTGAATGTCACTTACTTCTTTTTTAAGTTCGGAAATACTTTTTAAGGACAGAGCAGCGTGCTTTACAAATTCAGAAAGCCAATCAATTGATGCCGCAAAAACTCCTGACGTTTGATTGCCAATAGCTAATTTTAGCTGGTCAACATTATCACCAAGGTTAGATATTTTACCGCCAACAGTTTCAGAAATTGCAGCCATTGCGCCTGAGACTCCTTCGGCTTGCCCAAGACTAATCAAATAATCTTTAATAGCTGAATCCGTTTTCTTTACCTCTGTCGTTACGCCTTTAAAAGTAAACTGGACCTTGTCTCCTTCTGATTTTGCACGAACTCCAAATTCTTTTAATCTTTCAAATTCGCCAGTCATTGCATCCAAAGCAGCCTCTGTAAGCTGGTCAAATGATTTACCAGTTGAGGAAGCTAAATCACCTAATGCGGTCATTTCCTTCATTGTAGGAACAAAACCTCTATTAGCTAATTTTACAAATGAATCTGTTAATTCGTTTACTTGAAATGGAGTCTTTGAGGCAAAAGCTACAATTTGGCTCATTGCTTGCTGAGCCTGAGAATTGCTACCCAAAGTATTTGTCAATACTGCTTCCATTTTCTGAAACTCAGCAGTTGTGTCAATTACTGCTTTTCCAAAACCTAATAGCATATCAGCCGCAAAAACTCCAGCCAAAGTTTTGCCAATATTAGTAAAAGCAGCAGAAAGTTTGTTTGTCGATTTTATTCCATCGTTGTTTGTTCTGTCAATCTTTTTACCCATATCGTCAACCTCCGACTTGATGTCGGACATTGCCTTGTTAAATTCTTTTAACTGGGCGACAATGTCAACGTTTAATTTTGCGCTCATTTTATGGTCTTGGTTATCGTATCAAAATTGGCTTCTTCTTCAAATTTAAGGTTTTGCCATTGTAGTCCAATTTGGTACGCTCTCTGCTTCTCTTCTTCAGTCGGAATTACAACTGGCTTGGCATCTAACAATGGAATTTTCCAGTACTTATCAGGCTTCCTAATCAAGTCGGATTTCTTGCTAACGTTTACGTTGTTAAGCTGCACCCAAAGAGTCCTAAATAAATTCTCCTCTTTGCTTTGCCGCATTTGGTAGCCGTAGGCAATCGACTGGTACTCGGCAAAAGACATAAAATAAAAGGAGTCAGGTGCAATACCTAACTCCCCAATGGCGTAATGGCAAACGTCTCTAAATGTTATTTTTTTTTTGACTCTCCAGCGTCTCCGCTTGGATACTCTACCTTAGTAATTGCGCTAATGCCCTGCATAATAACCACCACAACCTTGCCAATTTCGTCTGTTGGGTTTGTGTCTACCCAATCAATAATATCAACAAGTTCCAAAGAAAATTCTTTGTCGTGGTAAAGCGCATCGACATACAAAGCCGCATAAATAAATTTAGCGATTGCTTTAATTTGACCAACTCCTGTATGGGTTAGCGCCTCAATTGTTTCTTGGACGTCATAGCCAAGACCTTCGCTAAAATGCAACAAAGCACCCATACCAAATTTAACGGTATAGGTGCTGCCATTAATTGTGATTATTGTTCTGCCTGTGTGATTCATAGGCGAAAGATAATACTAATTAAGTTGATGCTGGTACTACGGTCGCCTTTAGTAAAGGACCTTTGCCAGTAAATTCTACTGAATAGGTTACTGCCGCTTCCATTTCTGCACTTACAGAGATAGAGGCAACAGATGCGTTTCCGTAAAATACAAGGTCTCCAGCAACGTTTGTAGTGAACTTAAGAGCCACAACAGTACGTCCGCTTAGTAGGGTATAAATGTCACCAACGTTGTTTGTGTCATCAAATGCAACCAATCCGTCAGTTGAAATAGACCAATCACGCAAGCCAGCGATATGGTCCGCCCATCCGCCATCGTCTTTGCAAGTTGCATCTGCAAGGTCAACGTTTACAGAAAGTTCAGAAGAGGTAGCGCAACCAATCATAACGTTGTCAAGGTAAACGTTAAGAAGCGTGCCGTTAAATTTGCCAGTAGTAGCCATATTTTTATGAGGTTAATTCGATTTTTTTTTAAAAATAAAAGGACTTGCAAAAAATGCAAGACAATAAATTTTAAGTATAAACCAAAAAGTTGCCGTCTTGGTCAATAATAATCTCAAATAATTCGTCAATAATAAATCTTTCCGCTGGTAAAATGGTTGGATAAAGTCCGCCAACACCTTTAAAACTTACGGAAATGCTTGCAGCCTCTTCCATTGGCGCCGACTGGCTTATTGATTCAATCGTTGCCAATCCAATAAACGTTAAATTATCCTCTTGCCCAGCTGACAAATAAACACGTTCACGATTAACATAAGCAGTATAAAGGTCTCCATAAGAATAACCTTCTTGAATAAAAAGAGAGTCGCTTGATAAAGACCAAGACCCAAGCTTTGAAATATGGTCTGCAAAAAATCCTGACTCGTTGCTTGTCTTGTCTAGCTGACTCATTTCAGCAGACAAGTTGTAAGCCGTTGATTTGGCAATTCTAGCTAAACCAACAGAAACAAATAAAGCGGAGCCGTTAACCTTACCCATCAATCCAGTTTTCGATAGTCATGATTTCCCGATGCACAATATTTGTATCGGTAATGCTAGAAAGGCTAGTTTGCTGCACAAGTTTAGCCGTTACAATCTTTCCAACTTCAAGCAGTAAATAATTTTCGGGATAAAGGCAAACAAGCTGCAAAATAGAGTCGGCTATTGTGTCCGCATCAAAGCGTCCGTATGGAGCAATCCCAGCCGTTACAACGTCCAAAGTAATTGTTGTGATGTAGTTATATTCTTGGTTGTCTTTGTCGTCCTCTTGGGTCTGATTCGTGATAAGAATGTAAGGGAAATTGGCATCGTCAGGCGCAAACGTATCGTAGCAAAGTACTGGCGCACCTTTGTAAGTAATGGTTCCGTTTAAAGCTGACCAATAAGCCTTGCGTACAAACTTTTTAATATTTCTCATTGTCTCTTTTTCAATAATGTTGTTAAAGTCCGCTCAATATTTTTTGGCAACTCGGTTCTTTGCTTAAAAACTTCAGGGTAAAAGAAAGGTCTTGCTGGTAAGTTTACCTCTCTAATTCCATCGCCTATAAATTCACTTGCAAACTGAACTAATTCAGTTGGAATTTTTACGCTTGTTCCTGTTCCAAATTCAACGTAAGGTGCGTAATGAGCGCCAACCTCAACACCTCCACTAATTTGGTTTTTACTTACTTTGATTGGCGTTGACTGAATGCTTTGCTTTAGCGCTCCGCTCTGTACCTTGACATTTGAAACCGCTTCTGATTCAATAGAAAGCATGGCATCCTCTACCTCTGCTCGCACGTAGTCAGCAACGTCGCCCTCTAAACCTTTTAAATATTTATAAAAGGCGTTAAGGCTTTTTTTGTCAAAGTTGATGCTTACCATTAATCTCGCTCTTTAGCAATTAGCTTAATCATTCTGTCGTACTCAAGCACGTCAATTATATTGTCAATAATTAGAGTTCTGCCAGCATAAAGAATGTGCATTGACTTGGTAATTGTAACCAAAGGATTGTCTCGGATAATTATTTCCCAAGTATTTTTTATAACCATTTGGTCCTCGCTATTTTGTCGAGTTCCATTTAGGTTAGTAACCTTTGCCCAGCACGTATAAGTGACGCCCATTGAAGAGTAGTAACCTCCAAAGCCATCAGCAAATAGCGTTGGGTTTAGGAATTGTATGCGCTCACGTAAATCGCCAGCTTTAAGTTCGTTGTTAGTCCTCATGCACCAAACCAGTTGTAAGTCTTGTAAGGCATCAACAATGCTTTTACTCCCAAAGGTGTCTCTGCCACAATTGTTCCAACAATAATGTCTTCACGTCTCTCGTACATAGTATTAACCAACATTTTAATTGCAAGCTTTATGTCCTCAGGAACGCTTGTAAATCCAGCCGTGTAAACCATTTTAAATTTAAAAGATTGGTGACCGCTAGTAATTGCAATCTTTGGAAACAAACCAATGTTTAGCTGGTAATTTAAAGGAGTTTCAACATTGTTTTGGTCAATAGTTACCACTTTAGTAACGTCACTTGCAGAAACAAGAGGACCATAAGGCAACTGCCATTGATACGGGAAACCAAAAGAATCAATTGTAACAGTCTTACGGATAATTGCTTTACCCATAAAAGCCTCGCATTGCAAACGAGCCATTTTTATAAGGCTAGTAATTAAGGTGTCCTCAACGCTGCCGTCAATTCTTGCGTATTCTTTTGCCTCTGCCAATGTAACTGGTTCGGTAACTGGAGCAACGTCTGCAAACTGGATGGAATACCCAGTAAATGACGAGTTGCTTGGTGTGTATAATAAATCACTCATTGTATGGTTTCTTTGCTTTGTCAACGATAAAATTAAAGAATCTTTCCAACTCTTGGTCTTGGTATTTCAACCGCTCATCGGCAAGGTTTCGCATTATATTTTGGTGAAAGTCGTAAAGTATTTCGTCGCTCATCAACTCCTCAATCTTTGCAGCCATTCCGTCAAGGTCATCACGTTCAAAATATAATCCAGCTGGTCCAAGGCATTCTTTTAATCCATCCGTAGGCGTGCAGATAACTGGCAGCCGATTAATAGCAGCCTCCAAGCCAACACGCCCATAAGATTCGTAAAATGATGGAACAAGAACAATATTTGTTTTGCCATAAATTAAATGCACGTCAGGAGTTTGCGCCACATACTTTAAATTCTTCAGCGTATCATCAATGATTTGCTCGCCATAGCTGCCAAGCACGCCCAAAAATTTGCGTTTTGGCAATCGCTTGGCTAGTTCAATTAATATCTGACCGCCTTTATTTTCGTTGCAATTAATTAGCGTAATGTATTGCCCGTGCTTTCGATTGTACTTGACGTCATCAAAAAAGATTGGTGGTTTGCAAACAATAGACGCATTTGGGTAAGGTCCGTTTTGTAGATTTTTTTCGTTTGCCTTATTGTTATAAACAACGTGAATATTTTGAGATTTAAAACGCACGTTTCTGTAATCGTGGTCGTTGTGGCTTAAAAAAATAAGTTGCTTTTTGTACTTCATACACCAATTGATTGCAACGCCTGTATTGTCAAGGTGGGTAAATATAACGCTTGCAGTTTGCAAGGCTAAAAAAAAGTCGTTTGAATAGTACCCAGTTATAAACTTGATAAAGCTAAACTTTTCGCCGTCAGGGTAAATCTGACTTTCGGGTAAAATAACTTGAATATTGCAGCCTTTTTGATGCAAATATTTAGCGTAATGTTGAACCGTCCACTCGGCTCCTGAGTTGTGCGTGCCTGCCCAAGCGTGTACAAAGAAAACAATATTCATTCCTTTAATGGTTGATTTCGATTAAAGGTATTGATTTCTAGATAAATAAAAAAAGGACGCCAATAAATGACGCCCTTTTAACATTAAACTAAACACCTATTTTACTTATACTGCGGAACCGTTAGCCAAAGCAGCTGCAAAGTTTCCGTAAACCAAAGCTTTAGAGTTGTAAACTGCAAATGCAATTCTCTCCTCAACTCGTACAGTTACAAAGTTCTTAGTAACGTTGTCAGCATCCTGCTCGAAGAACTCAAGAGTTACGCCCTGACGAACGAACAACTGAGAACCAAGCGCCCAGTCACCAACGAAGAAATCGCCAGCAGTTACGGCATTGATGCTATAAACAGGAACTCCCAAGATGAACATTTGTCCACCAGCCATAGAAACGTAGCTAGGTAGTGCGTATGCTCCAGTAGTTTCCTTAACAGATACCAATTGCAAGTAATCGCTTGGGTTGATAAGGATTGCGTTTGGAGAATATTCGTCTTTGGTAGTTTGAACAACCGCAGCAGCAAGAACGTCGAATCTGTTGATTAGAGTAC